GTTCGTCGGACTTAAAGCCACACCAAACGACGCCACTGACCTTCCTGCTTCCACTCGTATGGCTCGCCGTCGATGACTCGTTGCACGCTCGACCGTATCACCATTCCTGTGACGTTATCCGGTTGCTCGCCAAACGCTTCGACGTATGCCGCAATTAGTTCGTCGATCGCTTCCTGGACTTGCTCTTCCGGTGTACTAGGCATGGTTGGCCCTAACTGTTTCGCTAACTCACTTGCTGCCATCGCAAGCCAAAACGTCTTGCGATCACGATTCCCCATAAACTGCATTGTCTGACTCCCAGTTCTGAATTGCTTCCTCCATCGTCGCTGCATCTGTTGCATCGTTCTGGCACATAAAACAACGAATCCAATGACGATTTCCGTCTTTCATTCGCACTGGTGCCAGATTGCCGCATTCGATGCACGGCTGGCTGATTCCATTGCGAGTGCATCGGGACAAAGCCGACGAACAATCGGATGAACCGAAGTCGCGGTCAACGTCTTTCTTTTTGGTCATAATCATTCTCCGCGACTCGGTTATCCGTAGCGTTATGCAGTTTCCAGTACCAACGCTTCTAGGAACTCAGTTTTCAACCTCGCGACAAGATCAATACGAGTTCCACTGTGAGCCGAAGCAATGCAGTCACCAACCGGAGCGATTGCCACTGTTTCTGAGGCTGGATCAACAGTCACTGCAAAACGTAGATCGAAGTGGTCAACAGGCAACCCATCGAACAGATCGATAGTGAAAAGCAGTGTGTCTGGTATATCTCCAGCACCACTCTGGGCTGCCATCTCCACCGAGCGCCCCATAGACTCTCCAGTGTGAGAAACTGTTTTCGTTCCATCGTTTTTTCGGCTAAAGTCCAACCGTTTGAAGATTGCCAGATAAGAAGGATCAAACGTTTCGTAGAGCTTGCTGCGCAGTCCATGAACGACTTGTCGCGTACTACGTGGATTCTTGCACCAGTCGAGCAGGTCGGCGTAAGCAGCGCTATGACGCAATCGCATAACAGCCTGATCGCATTCGTGGGGAAATTCTCGATTACTGGATACTCCTATCTGTGTATCCGAGACGCCAATAACCAGTACCTTCTCGTCGAACGCATGACACCACAATAAAACGCTTGCGAACGACACCAATGAATCGGTGTGCGTCTTGCGGTCGACTGCAATCTGTTCTTCCCCTTCCGGTGTGACCAGCAAAGCCCTGCCTCCTGGAAGTTGTGTAAGGCTTGGCTCAATGCCCTCTTTAGCTAACTTCACAATCGACTCAACAAACTCTTTCAACATAATTCCAACTCCTGAGATTTAATGGTTAAAAAGTGCAGCGGATTTACCGCGCCGCTGCCCGCGTTACATGCGGACCTTTCGGTATCCGCTCCCCACAATTGCTGTAGACAATTGGAAACAGGGGCTTTCTTCTTGCTTGCATTAGTTAAGTAGTGGACCAATTCGGATTCGAACCGAAGTCACGGGCGCGTGGTCCCGTTTCCTTGCTCATCTTTCTGGCGATCAACCCGTACTCGACTTCGCAAAGCCCTCTCGCCGCTAAGCGAGCTGGAGCATTAACCGCTATGCTATTAGCCCATAGTTGCCGGGCGCTAGACCCTACCGGCGTCGGGTTCATTCGAGCTAGCTTCTCGCTTGTTGTATTCAGGTAGGTATTGCCAAACCTACCTCGGACGGAACACCCGCCCGTTTACTCTTCAAAATCCATTGTCTCTTGCATGTGGTCATCGAGAGCATCCGCAGCAAACAGTAAGTGCCCTCCCTTGCGTAGGCTCATGTTGTAAATCTTGCTCTTACGCTTTGGCACGCTATCTGTGACCGCTACTTGCACATCGCAATCCTCGCACAATCCATCTGGATCGAGCACAGGCTTAACCGCCAATGTTAGCGTCACACTGCGTTCCTTCTTCTCTCCAGGGCGATCGTCGCAGTCTTGAGCTACGCGACGAAGTGCCTGTTCAAAGGCAATCGCTATTCTTCCACCGTCGATATTCGCCAACGCAGCCAGATCAAACTTTTCCAGATTCCGCATTTCGTTAATTCCTTAAAACAGTTCAATTAAAAAACCATCCATGCCCCGCCGTCCGTGGCGGGTCACTCCAACCTTAGAGCGTGCTTCCTGTTGTTACTCCTGTTGCTCATCCTCATCCGTGTCAGAAGACCCTTCCGTGTCTGGTGCCTTCGTAGCACCCACCACTTCGCCGTCCGCAATCACTACGGCACAACGCTCCTCGTCCTCCTTTGTGCGACTCACAAGCTCGACAATCATTTGGAAATCATTGGCTTTCAATACATTTTCCAGAGTATCGAGCGTATCCACATCTAAGTCGCTTCCGTGTTCACACACAAGCAATCGCAATTCTGGATTCAGTCGCATCCCAACAGCCACAGATGCCATTATGCGCTGACTGGTGCTCGCCTGCTCGAACGGTAGCCCATTCCAGACTAATCCATCCTCTTGGAGCTCCATGCCCTCTATCGGCCAATCGGCGTTCGATACCTCCTCGGCACGTTCGTCGGCGATTTCCTTCAATCGGTCGTCGAGTTTCTTCCACTGGGTACGAGACTCCTTCACTTCCTTTTCCAGCTTGGCGTAGGCGATGTTGTCGCGCACCTTGCGATTGGTTTCGTCTGCCTTGGCAATGTTAGCCTTGACTGCCGCGATGTCCGCTGTCCGGTCTGGTAGAGCCTCGACCTTCTTGCGAGCTTCCTTCTCGGCTTTCTCCGCTACGCCGATTTGCTCCTTGGTTTTCTCTAATTCCTCTTGCTTCTTTTTCAGGCTCTCTTGCAGAGCGGCGATTTCTTTCAGGATTATCTCACCATCTTCGGCTAGGTCTGTCTGCCGAAACTTCAAGTCGTCAGCCAGCTTCTCCATTTCTGCACGCGACTTGTTCTCCGCTTGGAGCTTTTCAACCTCGGTCATAAGGTCGGCAACCTTAACTTCCTCCTTGGGCGCGTCCTTGTGCTTCGTCATGCCTTCAAGTTGAGCCGCCAGCTTCTTGCCGTCTCTGGCGCAAATAGTACGCTCCTCAAAGACTTCCTTGTGCTCTTTGTCATACTTCGACAGGTCTAAACCGAGCATCTGCTGTACGCATGAAGCCTTATCCTTCGGCTTCATGCGCTCGAACTCCAACGGGTCGAACGCTTTCAACTGGAACAATCTCTGAAGCGTCTTGCGTGGCTCTGGTGCTTCCTCGCCAGTGGAGTCAAGCAGTCGGAACTCCTCGACGACAACACCACTAGCCTTGCGTCGCAGGGACAATTCGGCAGTCAGCCCAGTGTTCTCATGCAACTCAGAGGAACCAGTCAACTCAATCGTGACCTTGCCTTTCTTCTCTCCGTCGCGCAGTGCGATGGCTGGGTAGTCCTTGGTTCCCATACCAGACTTTCCGCAAAGGGTCATAACAAGGGCGGTCAGTGCAGAGGTCTTGCCCTGCCCGTTCTTCCCTCCGACAAGGAACAGATGGCGTCCCTCCATGTCGAATCGTATGTCTTTTACGCCAAGTACGTTGTGTGCTTCGTAGCTAATGATTTTCATTTCTCAATCTTTCGTGGGTAATACTTCAACGATACGTTACTTACTAAGTGCTCGCCTACGCTCCGCAATCAACTCTCGCAGTTCCTCGATGGCAGTTGCGTCAAGGTCTTTCGCTTGAGCCACAGCGACTTCATCTAGCCTGTCCTCGTGCGCGGCAAGTTCATCCAAATCCTTGGCTTCCCAAATCTTCGCGGCTGCCGCATCCACAAAAGCATTCTGCCTGGAAAACCGTTTCTTCAAATCATCGACATACTTTGTGTCGTCGAACTTCCCAAGGAACACGTCAGCAGAGAACCCTAGCCAACTAAGTGCCTTGGAGCGAGTGTTGGTTATTATCTTCTTCAGGACATCATCATCAACTTGATACTTGTCGTCGTTGAATATCTCAAACGAGGCTGTCTTACCGTCACTTGCTGGATAGTAGAACTCCGCCTCCAAGATGATTGAATACTTGATGAAATCCGCCAAAATCTCAGACGAGGAAACAACCTTACCTTGCTCGTTCCTGGTTTCCAAAGCAACTTTATCGTTGCTTTTGACTTCTACAATTTGGTACTTGATATTCCTCAATCCCCAGCGATGCCCGTATGGTCCCCACAAGGTCGTAGCCACTTGCAACTGCCACTGAGGATCAATGTTGGTGTATTTTCGCTTACCAAACGAGACGAGCTTTGTCATGTCTGGTGGTGTCTTCTCCACAGACTTCCATAGCTTCAGGTTCTCTCTGCCTTCCTGGCTGGTTTCTGCTGATAGCTCTGTGTCTTTACTCATTAGGCACCTGTTCACTTTCGTTGTTTACCTTTGGGGTACAAACAATCAACGCCTCATCGCCAAGGATGCGGGCTTCAATCGCTTGTTGCTTAATATGTGACACTCGCTGCCTGGATACTGCAAATGCCTTTGCTATCTCCGCCGCTTGATATCCCTGCAAGAGCATGCACAATACCTCAAGCGTTGAGCGAGCGATGGGAGGCTTGTAATCACTTATCTCTTCCTTCGGAGTGACCCCGTTTTCTTTGCATGCCGAACCAACCCTGTTTCTTGTCATGCCAAACTTAAAGGTTGCCTCTGAAATACTAGCGTTATTTTCCTTAACCCACTCAGCAACCTTACGACGCTCCGCAGCGGACTTATTCAGCAATGCGACGCCATGTGCCTCACATGCGTTGGTTACCGTAGCACGGCTACAACCAAAAGCGAGCATTGCGTCACCAATCGTGTTCTCGCGACAATACTGAGCTATCTTGGCTGCGTCAAACTTCGCCTCCCTCATGACCTATCTCCTACCGACAGCCTGACTCGTTGCTCAATGTTCTTTAGACGAATCGCCACCTGCTCAATAGCACGTGGAACACGCTCTGCAATTTCCTCGATAACATCCTCGTCCCGCTCGTAGCGCACGACATGGAGTTGCAGTGGACCTGGAACATAAGGATGGAACGAAACAAAGTCACACCACTGGCGACCAGTGATCCACAGATTGCCCTGCATCTGCCAGATGTAATCCTTGTCACCAGTTCCATCGTTTTCGATGTTCGCTAGATGGTTGTGGACGTTGTATGGGCATTTGATTTCAAGTACCCCGTCATCACCAATCAAGCAATCGGGCGAGCCTCCACAGAACGGAACCTCTGGATGGTCAACGAATCCGACTTGCTTCAGTTCTTGGCTGGCGGTTAGATGCCACTGGTACAACTGCCTAGCGGTAGGCTCGTGTTTGTTTCCGTGGTCCAGATACTTCGACTGTATTTCGTCTTGTGGAACACCAGTGATGCGTTCAGCCAAAACCTGCGTCATGTAGGTGATGGCTGTTTGTGTCCAGCCGCCGCCTGAACGTCCGCTGCCAGACAACTTTCCGAAGCAACTGGCTGTGATCTTGCCACATCGAGCGGCATACCACTCTGGTGAACCTTGAATTAACTCTGCTGGAAGCGCAGCAGCTTCAGAGATCCCGTCGTCAGCACTCGACATGGATGGGTAATTCCTATCAATGGTGAATGGGTAATTGTTCCGAACTGGGGTCAATATACACAACTGCAAATTGGGAAGCAAGTGTATTCCAGAAAATAAAAAAAGTCCCTCGACGATTACCCGGCGCCGAGGGACTCAATGCTTGCGATCGTGCTGGATCGCCTCTGCTATGATAGACCGATCACTCAGACTTGAATAGCTCTTCCAGTTTTCGATGCCTAGTTTTTACTGCGCTTTTTAGTAACCCGCCTTCTCGCAGTGGGTTCTTCTTTCCGTTTTTATCAGGCTTGGTCCAGTAGTCGTTAAACGCTTGCTTCGCTTGCTCTACTGTCAGCCCAGACAGCTTAAGCGCAGCCGCTGCCTTGTTTTGCGATTCCACTCCAGCATCACTCTCAGGGCTTCCGGTCGCTGCGTATGCCTGATCGCCATAATACTCATGTTTTCTAGCTTTAAGTAAATCAGGCTGCGGCGTTCTCCCGGCTTGGTAGTCTAGGAATTGACGAGCGAATCGCGTCATCTGGCGCTCAGTTTTCTCTACTGCACTGCGGTCTGTCTCGGCATCTCCCACTGCTTCTTGCACGTCGTCATACATTCTGGAAACAACATCATACGCCAAGGACACTTCATTCAGCTTCGCGTGCTGCGCCCTCAACTCTTGCGGCGCATCGTCTCCCATTTTCTGGATTTTGACGCCCAGTGCCCTTACTTCCTGATTGGCTTTTCTAAGTTCGCGAATGGCTTGTGATCGAAACCCAGTCGATTCTTTCTGCATCAATCGCGATATAACTGGGAAGTCACTGGCCTCAATCTTTTCCCCGCCAGCAATTTTCCCGCCTAACGCAATCAAGTCCGAGGCAGTGCCTGTCAGCAGTGAGCCAAAGGCATACTCGACTTTTAGCGGGCTCACCCTTGCAGACTCTCCGATCTGCCTGAACAACGCTGGCGTGTCATCATACGCTCGCAGTTCTGGGTTCACTGGATACTGCACTATCAATTGCTCAGGCACAATAGAGTCGTTGCGGTACATCGAGTAACCCGCCTCACCCATCTGCAGTTCAATTGCCGTCTTCAGATAAGGATGAATAGCATCGGCAGGTCCAGGGATCTGCGTTGCTCTAGCAAGGAACGCTTTCAATCGCGCAGGTACAGTCTCATTGGAGCCACCGAGCAACGTATCCTCTGTAGCATTCCATGCGAAAGACGATACCGCACCCGACAGTCCGTACTCGAACGGCAAGCGAACGGTCCCCATGACACTCATCGTCGTATCCTGTTCGTAATCTGGACGCTCTCGCATGTCATTCAACACTTCGTCCAGCTTTTCTTCATCGTCACCAAACAATGCGTATACCAGTGCTACGTTGATGGCACTTGCCACAGCAAACCAAGCCGCCAATGCTGGCAGCTTGGCCAGATACAGTTTTTGCGATCTTGGGTCGGGATCTCGCCAACGCTTCAACTGGCCCCACATGATTTGCAGACCTGGATTCAAGAATCCTGCAGACCGAATGAATGTTGCAGTTGCATGGCTCGGTTGTCGCTGACTGAAGTTTCCGCTGATCTGATCGTACTGTCGCTGTGCGTACTCGTAGCTCATGCCGCGACCTCTAGCTTCCAAGAATGCGCCCTCGCGTTGCAGTTCCTCTGAGATCTGCGAAATATACCGCCCGCCAGTTGCCCAGTTAAACATAGTCACTGGCCACAGCGCAACAGCACTTAACTGACCAGGAGCTTCGCTTACTCGGTCGTAAAAGTTCATGTCCATATAACCTGGAATCAGAATGCCTTCCGTGGCGGTTTCTACAAAATTGTCCCACAGCTTCTTGTGCCGCGGCTGATGCAGAGCTTCTAGGCTACGGCTAAACAACTCGGCGCGTGCTGGCGCATCTTTACCGAGCGAGCCGTTGAGTCGCCCGACGATGCCATAAGCTAGAAATGCACCAGGAACAAACGACTTACCACTCTCTCCCATCGTTAAAGCAGTCACACTGTCGCGCGGAAGGTTGCGAACAGCAAATGCCAAGTTCTGCGTTAACGCCCGCTTCCACGGACCAATACCCTTTGCAAAAAACCTTGCAAGCCAAGTACCGTACTGATCCATTGAGCTAGAGTTTGAAAATAGGTCAAACATCAGCGGATCGGTGACTTGGTAATACTTGCGCTGTCCGTGCTCTGTAAGCCCAATGACTTGAATGGCACCTGGGCGTGTTGCGCGGAAGATCGGACGCCATGGCATCGATATAGCCACATCCTCTACCGTGTAAAGATCGTCTGGGTCCAGAACCACTCCATTTGCTTTAGCTTCCGCCTGCAGTTGCTGGTTCATGTAATCGACAATCCATTTCGCTTGCTCTTCTGGCGACAGCGTGACAGCTTTTTTCATATCCATCTTCAACGGAACCATTAGCCTTGCACCCGCTTTGCGCACATCAAACGGCGCATCGCTCATTGCGTGCAGTGTGTCGCTGTACTTCCGCATAGCCAGCATCATGCGATTGGTGTAGTACGCATTCATAGCTGCCTTGGTGCGCATCTCGACAGCTTCCAGAAGATTGCGTAGAGGCAGTGCCGAGCCGAAGGCACGATGCACGCCAGCAGCAGGATCTGGTCCACCTCGACCAACGCGACTGTTTTCTTCTGGGGTGACCTGCCTCAGCAGCGGCCAGTAGCTATCCCATGCGTTGCGGATCTTTACTGCTTCGGCGGGAGTGTATTCGCCCGACAACGTTGCCACTAGCAGCAACCCGTCGAAGAACTCTCGCACTTCATCAAAATGTTTCAGCCACTCTGGATTGGCAATTTCCATATCCTTAATCGCTTGCTTTGCCTCAGCCGTTGAAACGTTTTCGTGCATCCATGCGCTTTGATGTCCCTTTTTCTCAGCCCGCTCGAGCGACGCCCGCAACTGCCCGTAATTCTCGAACGAATCCCAGTCGTCGCCTAGCTTCTCGCGAATCTGCTCAAAACTCTGATTGGTCAGATAGACTCGCTCGCCGTGCTTGAAGGCAATTGGAACCTTAAACCCGCCGTCCCTCAGGTACTGTGCAGTCTCTGGCGAAAACACATTGTCGCCAAAGGCAATAACACTTACGCCCTGCTGATCGCTGCGTGAGTCTCCAAAGATTGCTCGTTGCGTTTCCACTGGAACTCGAATTACCGACTGATAAGCGTTGTCGATGTCAGCTTGCGTGTCCGTCGCCTTATCTCGAAACTCTCGCCCTATGGTTTGGCTAAACTGGAACAGCGGTCGTTCAAGCTCTCGCCTGATTTTGTGAATCGCCACGTCGCCGCCAATGCTGTTGTAAAGCGCTCGGTACACCGCATCGCGGAATCCTCTTCCAAGTTTCCGTGGTTGGCGATCATTTTTGCTGGCGTCCAACCTCTCCTGTAACGGACGCGACAGAAACTGCTGCCATAGCCTATTGGTGTCCTTAAGCCCTGCTAGCAGCTCAGGCGAAACCATTGCGATATCTGCCTCAAGTGCAGCAACCAGCGATTTTGGAAGCGATTGATAGTCGACAATATACCGCCTTACAAACTCTGCCATTCCTTCCTCGGCGGTCTTGGCCGATGCCATACTATTCGGCATGTACGTCAACGCTACTAAAGCCGCCTGGTGCCTTTTAACTATCTTTGCATCTACGTCGCGAAGAATAGCACTTAGGGCGTGCCCAGCTTCGTGCGTATCAATAACCCCAGAGGCTCCAGTACGACTACGAACTAAATGTTCTCGCGGCTTGTAGTGTCCTGGATTCCTGCGCGACAATTGACTCTTACCTGCGATACTGCCTGCTCGCACAACATCATATAGATAGTTCATGATGGAACGCGGGCCGATCTTACGACTAACAGAATCCCGCTTCATTTTGCTAAGTAACTTCTTCCCTTCTGGCGTTTCGCCCTCAGTAGACGAAAACGGAGCAGCACTGGACTGCTGTGCTGTGCCAGCAGCTACGCTTGCTCTATTGACAACATTTGTAGTGATGTTGCGAGTTACTCCGCCTACACTATCTTCGCCGGTTATGTTGCTAACATTGATCTGACTGGCTGTTGAACCGATGATGTCTTTAGCGTCTTCCTTGAAGTTTGCAGCAACGAGCGGACCAAGTTTCAATGCGGCGGCAATCACCGCTAATTGCTGCTGTTTTCCTCGCACCTTCATTTGCAAGATCTGGCCTACAGAAACAAAGTCAGTTCCAGAAGCAGCGATGAGTTCTTGATTGGTTGTGTATTTACCTGATCGCTGGCGGCTGCGAGGTGATCGCACAAGCATGGTTGTTCCATCCATTACAAACTGGATGGCAAAATTCGGATCGTTTGCTTGATGGTTTAATCCTCCCTGTTCGATGTTTATAAAATCGAGAACCTGTTCAGGAGTAGTGAACGTGGCTGGTCGCCTTTCAGACCAGCGATCGAGGTTGAAACTTCGCGGCATCAACACACCGCGTTGCGAAACGCCTTCTTCATTGGTGAAGAACACGATGTTGCCGCGATCGCCTTCACTTACTAGCTTGTCGAAGGCTGCCAGGACGTTACCAGTACCAATAATCCGTTCTTCGTAAACGTCTCCAATCTCTTCCCATTCGGCGTATGTTAAATCGCCTGCGACTTCGAACATTGGCGCCACATACATATCGCCAGCCTGGCCTGCGGTTTCAATTCGACTGAACGGAACTCGTACAACACGCTCAGGCGAAGAGATCGCAATCGTAGCTACCCATCCGCTCGGCAAGTGCTCGTTTCCCTTTTTTGCTTTGACATCAATTACTACTCCAGTAATCGAACCTGAAAACGTACCTCCTTCCTGCATCTCGGAAACAGCAACAGCCATTCCAGGTGCAATGCTGTTTAGTCTTCTGCGAATTGTGGTTTCAATGGCTGATGCCCTAGAGCGAACGCGATCAATAGCTTCGCCGCTAACCAGCCTATCAATCTGCTGCTGCGCCTTTGCCGCGATTGCTTCAGAAGCACTTTCTATTTGTTCGGCGGACCATGCTCTAATTGCTTTTTGCACATCTGGCTGTTCCACCGTGACATTTTGCTCAACGGACTCTCCAGTAATCGTCTCCCGGTGCATTTCTGAAGCCATGTCCCCAAACGGATCAGAGCCGCGTTTACGAATGGGGCGGATGCCATAAAACTTGTTTACCGATTTTTTGATTTCGTCGGGCGTCATTGGTTCGCCCTGTTTCTTGACAAGAGCGCGATCGGCGTACGCTGGTTGCAAGAATGGTGAGTCGGCGGTCGGGTCACCAGCAAATATCTCGATTCGCTCCAGCGTGCGTGCCCCTAAGTCCAGTTTGGTAGCAGCTAGAGGGTTTTTGCCTAGCTTGTTAAGCTGTTCAATTTCTTCTGCGTAGGTTTCTGTCACTGCATCCCAAAACGCTTGCTGTTCTGGAATTGGTCGCATAGCCATGCGACCACTGACCTTCCTGGCAATGTCTGGAACGACTCTTGGTGAACCCTCGGCATTTACCTCAACAATGTCATCCAGCGCATGGTTTAGTGCTGGATTGTCCGCAACGTATTCTGCGACTACACGGTCTCCGACCTTATTTAAGATGTCTGGGGCGTCAAACGAAACGGAACCTTTTGCATCTGCGGTCACGTTGGCGTTGAGACTGGATAGCTTTTTAATAAGTACCGAAGCTGGACGGATCTCCGCTGGTACGTCTGTCATGAGCAGCGTGTATCTCGGAAGATTTGAACCCTTGGACTGTCCTTCAAGTTGTTCCACTTGCCCAGTGCGATTGATACGCCCAAGCATCTACATAAACGTGTCGATGTTTCGATCAGCTTGTGCGACGATCATGTGCCGTCGCTTCTGATTGATAAACTTGCTGCTTGCGTGCGCTGACAGTCCAGTTGAGCCAGACTGATTCAGAATCAGTGCGTGAATCTCTCCCGAGTTGTATCCACGAACGGATGTCAACTTTCCTGACTTACTGATGTCGACGCCTCTGGCAAAAGAACGTCACGGCGAGTGCGACTGCCAGATGAAGTGCTTGGGCTTGACGGCATGCAGGCTTACAACGCAGCAAAAG